GACGTAAGTTCGTCCCATATACAATCGGAATACGGACAATTAAAACAATCTGGATGGCAACAATTTTTCGGCTTATGAGAACGGGAGTTCATCTTCAGCACCTTCAGGAATAGACATAAAATCGTCTCCGCTAGAACCGTATGGTGATTTTCCAGCTTCTGCATTGCTATGAGTGGAACTTTCATTATTCTCTGATTTACTCTGAGCGATTTCCTGTGACTCCACAATAATCTCTGTCGTAAAAACAGTCTGTCCATCTTTGTTCTTGTAACTGCCAGTCTGAATTCTTCCAGTAATCGCAACTCTCATTCCTTTTCGGAAATATTTCTCTGTGAATTCTGCTGATTTTCCAAACACTGTACAATTAAGAAAATCAACTGTAGACTCACCGTCTCTTTTAAAACGCCTTTCAACTGCCAGTGAAAACTTTGCTACTGAAACACTTTCGTTTTGCCCATATCTCACTTCCGGATCACGGACAAGTCTGCCAACTAAACTTACATTGTTCATTCTTCTACCTCTTCAATTGTCACTTCTACTCTCGGTTTCTGCTTGTCAATATCAAATGCTAGTGTTGGAGTAAGAACATCATCCCAGCCATCATTTTTGAGGACTCTACACTTCTGTAAAGCATCTTCAAATGATTTTATAAAAGCTGACGCAACGTTCATTCTGTCATGCATCTTATTCTCACAATAAAATTCGTAGTGAATAATTACAGGCCTATCAATTTTTACTCCGCGCAAATCCTTGCTCAATTTAATGTACTTAGCACATATTGCATCATTCTTGCTCTTTTCAGAATTGCGATACTTCTTTGTCCGGTGATCGTACATTCTTCCACCCAAAAGCTCATTTAATCCGCTTTTAAACCCTTTAACAGTCACATGATATTCCATTACTTATCACCCTTTTTCTCGTTCTCTTCTTCCTCTTTCATCAGCTCTGAAATCTGACTTGCTGTCTTCGGCTGCTCGAACCAATCTGAGACTGTTGTTTCTTTGTGAATCAGACCGTTATAGATTCCGGTATATTCTACAAGTTCGTCAGAAGTCATGGTCTCAACTTTGTGGTTCAGACGTTTCTCAATCATTTCCTGTGTCACGCCTTTCTTAGAGAAGTACGCAACCAGTGTTCTTACTCTGTCAGACAGTGGTAAGCTCTCTTCTCCCCTGAGAGTCTTCTTGCACTCATTGATACAGTTTTCGATAAGGTCCGGTGGTAAAATCGCAAGGATACGGCTTCTGAGTCTTCTTGCTCCATCGTTTGCGGTCTTCTCATAGATATCACGCTGAGATGTAAGTTTTCTATTCCCATATCCAGTCTCCCTGATATGCTCAACGGTAAAGTTCTGACTGGAAATAGTATTCGTCTCCAAATCCCAAGCGTAGGCCTGCATTTCCGAACGTCCATCTTCGTGTGAAAGCTCTTTAATACCGTAATCCATGTTTCCGTAGCAGCGAGCAAGTTCTTCAGCAAATCTTATCGTAACTCCTGTCACAGTATCTTTTCCTCTTGGATAAGAATAGAATGCACTTTCAGCAAATCCTTTCCGCTGACACGCTTCAATCGCCTTGGTGTAAGACTGTGTGTAGTTTCTAGGAAACTGTTTCGCCAACAGAAGCTTTCCCTGTGCTTCTACCATGGCTCTGCTTGACTCAATAGCAACGGTTCCCTGATTTACCTTTGATGTATCAGCCATTGGAATTGTAGGTGTTCCTACCTGATACTCTTTTACTTCATTGTTTGACATAGTTGTTTATCCTCCTATTCAAATTCTTTCTGTAACCATTTTGGCAATCCAAGACTCTGTACGTCCCCGGTTTCGCCCATGTATCCATACCAATTGTCAGTAACCTTGCAGTTATGGTATATTTCCATCAAATCGTGGAACAAGTTCTTTCCCTCAATCATCATGTATTCATCAGCTTGAAGAATGTTGATCGCATACGGCGGTTTCTTTTCCTGTGCCACGAAAATGAATATCGCATCTTCACCAGTGTTCGCTTTGTACCCCTCGCAATACATTCCGGCTTGCAGATCATATCCATATTTGATAGCCGTTGCTCTGAAAGCTTCTGTTTCTGCGTTGTCCGTGGTTTTATAGTCAACAAGTATATGCTGATTTCCAATAATGGTAATATCATCCGGTCTGCACTTGCACTCTTCTCCTGTCTGTTCATCAGTCCAGAAAAATGACTTTTCATGTTCACCGGAAAGAAGTCTCTTTGCAAACTTGTTGGAATCGATTACTTCTGCCATGGCTTTTATTTTCTCCATGTCATCAGAAGAAACTACTTCTTTCCCCTCATTTTCTTCCAACCACTTCGCATATTCTTCTTTTCCGGCTTTAGTTCTCCTGTCCACGTTCAAAGCAACAGCAAATTCACTGCCAAAATCATCACGCTCAAGAATATACTTGTGGCACGCACTTCCAAATACGAGTGCTGCTGTTTTTTCTTCCTTGTTCTCCATTGACCATTTAAAATGAAGTGGAGACTTTGTAATCTTGAACAAATCTGATTTGCTGATTGCCGGATGCGCTCTATATTCGCTTTGTGGAATTGATAATCCAGCCATCAGAATTCCCCTCCCTCATCTTCCTTATTGAATGAAATAGAACAAATACTTGCGATTTTCTTTTTATCAATATAATTACTTGATTCTGATTCGATTTCAGCACTGATATGTTCTTTCAATACCCTGAGTTCCGCTTCCTTTCTCAGCAATACCATGAGCGTTTCCATTGGAATAGTTACTTTTACAATATCAATCATACAATCCTCCTATACTGATCGTTTAAACAATCCTCACATAATATTTCTCCCGATATGCAATAGAAGTAATCTCCATCATCGAGTTTACATCCGCAACAAGTGCATTCTACATCAGGTTCTTCTGGTTCAAAGTTATCATCACATTTATACAAAGCTGATAAGCACTCCTTTCTCTTTGTCGATAATTGCTCTGTTTTTGAAATTCTTCCTTATTATATGTAAGTATGCAAAATCTTCTAATACACACTCCCATTCTTCCGGTTTTAATCCAGAAGCAGACACGATCTCTGATTCTTCTTCGGTAAGTCCTCTTGTTTTCATGGTTCATCTCCTAAATTTATCAATGCTCTTCGTCTTGTTCGTGTACTTATTGATAATCTTCAAGTAGAATTCTGTTTCCTCAAGAAGCATCCAGTCTTTGGCATTCAAATAATGTGCTGCTAAACACTTCTTTTGCCACAATGAAAGTTTCTTTGGTTGTTTCATTTCTCCTCCTATGCTATTATTAAGTTGGTTTTATAGCCGAGTGCCAGAAGGTTGCCGCCTTTGTTATGGCACTCTTTTTAATATCCGCATATCGCCCATAACGCTGTCATAAGCAGTGGGATTACTACTGATATAACTCCTACAAGAAATGGTGTCAGGTCATCGTCAGATTCATCTTCTTCCATAACTGGGAGTTCTCTTCGGATATCAATTACTTCAAGCTTCTTCCTTTTGATATCAATTACATCTAACATTTATTTATCCTCTTAGTTACGAGGAATCATGTCCTCTGTCAGTGCGTAGAAATCGCTGAGGTACGCTCCGTCTTCTGTGATGCTTAAATCAACAGCAACGTTGTTCTCATTCATCAGCATGATTCTCAACGCACACTCTTCTCCGATTGTTCCGTTACCAACAGATAAGACATTGAACCCTTTCAGTGCGTGAAGTTCTTCGGAATCTCCATTTACTTTCTCATGATTAAGTTTGTTTATCATTGTGTTGCACCTCCTACATACTCAACTGTGCATTGCAGTCCTGAATCATAATCCTTGTGTTTGTGCATGGTTGCCAGTTCTTCACATAGTCAACAGCTTCATCGAATTTCTTCTTCGGAACATTATTACGGGCATTTATATTGAAGTAATGCTTCAAATCCCTGTTGCATTCCGCAAATACTTTTCTTCCAATTTCGTGATATGCGTTGCTATCTTTACCGCCAAGAGAATCAACCACAACCCTGTTGACGATATCTCCAAGTGACATCTGCTGTCCGTAATCAATCGTCATATTCTGTTCGAGGTCTGTGATACGTCCCTCATGGTCGTCAATCATACCTAACTGAATACGCATCATTTCTACTGGACTCATTGGTTTCTGATAAGAACCAGTCTTTCTGATTGCCGGGAGTACTTCTGATGTTACCCAGTGCTTGAATCTCTTAGCGGATTCCAACTTACTCCCAAAGATTAATGCGTATAAGCCGGATTCATTGATAAGTGCTGTCTGCGTTTTTACCACATTCCCATTTTGGGAATCTGCTTCAAGGACTTTTAAAATCCTATCTTCTTCTCCAACATGAGTCGAAACAGCTTTACTTGCGTTGGAATATCCAAGTGCTTCTGCCACATCTTTTCCAACGAACCACGGTTCTTCATCAATATTCATTGTTCTGATTTCACCAAATTCTTTATTTGTAAATAATTTAATTTCGTTCATCTTGTATCGCCTTTCTAAATATATTTTTCTGTGTTATAATCTACTTAAATTGACACAAGGAGGTGAATTTGAAATGGATAATAATCAACTTGCTTCTTCCTATGCAACAGCTAAGTGTTGCGGATTTACTGGTTCTTTCGATGAGTTCAAGGAAATGTACGACCAATACTACTCTGAAATCATCAAAGAACTTCCTACCGGAGAAAACTCTGTCGATGTAATTAAGAACCCATTTAAGCATCCTAGTTACTGATAGCAGTCAGTGCTCCAACGATGGAATCAAGGGCTTTGCACTTCTGTAGAGTCCTTTCGATTCCTTCTCCATTTTCGATGTCTTCACAAATCATAAGTGCGTACATCTCAACACAGTCTCTCAATGTCTTTGTTTCTCCATCTTTGTCTTGGTAACCCTTTGACTTAACCATTTTTTCTCCTTTCTTTAAAGTTCAGAATCTTGAACTTTCATCGTAAAAAAATAGTCATGAATATCGCTTTCTGATAAATTCAAAGCTTCAATAGCTCTGCAAATCTCATCCTGTCTCC